ACCAGATCTTTCGATCAACGGCCTATTTAAAGGTCGTTACGACAAGTCAGCTATTGCCGACTCAACGTGTAGACGCGCACTTCTTTTACTCGTCCTGAAGCACCTCTGATTGCGAAGTGATTTGTTTTTCCAGCACCCACCATTGACATATAAAATGGCAATAGAAAGTCGCCGGGAAGCAAATACCTACGCAAAATACGGGGGGCTTGAGTTCTTGTAACGAAGGCGTATCCACCCCAACCACGATCAGTCTTATACTGTTTAGGAGACCACTCACCAATAAGGTGGCCGTCTCCATAACCATCAGGTCCATAATTCCGGATAGATGTAGGAATTGCATCCAGTACCGCCGCGTATAAACTCGGCAATATGAAATGCAATCCCTTACGTATAATAAAATTGTGGAAGGAGTAGATATCGGCCATGCTCCAGTTACTCTTCTGGTAATATGGACGAACGTCTTGTCCTAAGAAGTAATCTCCACCACAGCTTTCTCTAAAGGGACCCTCTGTATAAGATTTTTCGAAATTAACCGAGAAACCAACAGCGGCAAAGACATGTTCTAACCGAAGAAATATTTCCCTCGGTGCGATAATGTCATCCCCATAGACAGAGACATCGGGTGAGATTCCCTCTACGACACAAATGCTACGCGTAAGAGCGTAAAAGATCAGACTTTCAAGTTCGAACGTGAATCCGTTCCCCATACTGGAGAACTTTTGCAGTTCGATATCTAAGTCAAACTCTTTACACACAACGCGGCTTGTGCGAATGCTTGACAGAAAGTCAAACCATTCGTACGGAAGCAACTCTTGAACGAGAAGCTTCGCAATAGTGTCAGAGGCGTTCGAAAGATCAACAGTCATAAGATTGTTATTTACACTGGCCATACGAGCTCGTTGACGATTTGAAGCTTTCGCTTCATTTTGATCACGTAGATCGACGCCAGCCATAAATAGTCTATGTTTCATATAGCGGCCGACACCCTTCTGTACTAGGGTATTTAAACTCGGTTCAACTATAATAGACCGATCTATCAAAGCGTTCTTAGCCACAAACATTAACTCGCCAGGCCAAACCTCAACCGGTACACTGTAAGAAACTTCCGTTTCAGCAGTTTTCCAGAATGAGGAAAGCAAGGGGAGTTCGCTAAGCACATCAGAGATGATGCCTAACATGTTTGAGGAACACGCAGGTACTGAAGACAATTTCCAACGCGCAGAAGTATTCTTCTTAACGTTGACATTGCTCCCGGGACCAAAAGACATTTGCAACAGCTCCAAAGATGGCAAAGGGCCGAGAATCTGCGCGATTTTACGCTGAGCGGTAAACATTACCGACTCAACGTACTGGTCATTTAGACCGGTACGAGTAGATTTTCGAATCTTGTCATTTATGGATTTACAAACGGCTTCGCCATCAAGGAATTTTTCTAAGGCTAAACGCTTCGTATCAATATCGAGAGGTAGATCAGAGTTTTTTCCGAAAAAGGAAAGAATCTGTCGAGTCCCGATAATGTCAGAAACGTTATCGCCATAAGCGTAATTAACCTTGAATTTGCACAAAGATAGCCAATCTTCATTATCACAGGATTCCGTGATGTCTGAAGGAATTTGCACATCTTTTGCAATGGCGGCGATAAAGCTGCTCGTGAGAGCTTGGCTTTGGGCATATTTCATACCTTTAAAGAAGTTTTTCATTTTCACACCTCGAAAGAGAATTAAGAAAATGGCAGGCTATCTACAAATAGCACCACCTGGAACTACCAGGCCGAGTTCAGTTCATCAATAACATCGATCAACTGGGCATCGGCTAAAGAATTCTTTACGAGAGTGCGGATATCTTTGCGCTCTTGTTTAGAACCCTTTGCAGGTAGTAAAAACTCCAGGTTAGCTACCGCGAAGCGAGACACTTCGTTTGCGGGGACTGAAACCCCATCACCGCCGGTTGGGAGCGTCAACTGCACTTTAACACGGTTAATCCCGGATGCTGTCTTAGCCCGTTTGATATCGATAATGATGCGTTTCTGCAGGTGTTTGTAAACAACTGCTGCATCAGAATCGACCCATTCGGGAGGAGAATCAGTAACTGGATTGTAAACGTGTGTAACGGGCGATGTTGCTCCATCTGCGATGGATATTGCGGCCATAACAGCCATAAGATACTCCTAAAGTTGTTAAAAGAAACTCTCTATTTAAAAACATTCAACAAGAGAGCTACAGAATCTACAGCGTGGCGCCAACTTACAATCTTGGAAAAATCCTTGACCATAGGTTTTGGAACTACACAGCTATAGGTTCCACGAGACAACGATAAAGACTTCAGGTAGAAATTAGAATCGGCTTTTATGTCATAAGTCGGCGGAACCCATAAGGTTTTTGCTTCATTATGAATATAAGTCGTCTGATACACCTGAGCCCCCTTCAAATCAGCGAAGAAGCTGCGAACTTGCAAATAAGTACCGATGGGAATAACCCAATCGACTACAAATGAGTAAGGAAGTAGCTCCCAAGCTACATTTTCAGGGTGAGTCAACCCAAGGCTAGTCCAAGGAGAAAAATCTTCTTGAATATAGCACCTAAGTTGTTTTATCGTAAGGGCTTTGCCGGGCAGTGTAACAAGATGCCCGTCAACACCAATCATCGACGTAACCAAACCGGGGACTTTAATAGACGCTTTATAACGTCTACTAATAGGCTTGTTGGTAAGAGCGAACACAGCTTGGGCACCTTCGTGTAAATCATTCACGAGGGGGCGCCAGCCGAATTCATACTCAAGCCAACGTTGCTGAATATCCACGGAGGAAACGCGAGATTGGGAAGGCCTTTTGCGTACGCGTAAGGCTTTTTGAAGGGCTGATAAATCGCCTTTTCGAAGAGCAGTAAGCGCGCGCGCAATGTCTCTTGCACTGTTACCAATCATTTCCAGACTTGCTTTACCTTCACCTAGAAAGACACCGGCGTCAAAGGAATGACCTCTGACGTTAGCGCACAATCTATTCTGAAGCTGAAGTTCGTCGTTTGAATCATATGGGTTTTGAAAAGCAACACCACCAAAGCATTTCAGATAATCACCTGAAAAGGCTAGTGGGTACCAATCGCGACCCCATTGAATCAAGGGATTTGAACGAGCCGTGACACTACAAGTATAAGAATTTTCGTGGTGATGATCAAGAGGCGTATCGCTTCCTGACCACTGCTTCTGAAAATATAAACCTGTAGAACCAGTCCCACAATCCGTAACAACGGAAGACTGATTGTCTCGTGTAACAGTGCCTGCAGTCACAAAAAAGTTCTCCTTATAAAAATGTGAGAGAGAAGCAAAGGTCAAACCAAGCATCGTGCGCTGAAGAAGAATCATCGTCGGCGTTAAGGATAATGCCCATAGCAGACGTAACGTCACTGATATATTTAAGATAATACCCAAATTTTGGGCTATATTCATCTTCCATATACCAGAGGACGACAACGTTACTAACAGCATATCCTACGTCTTGATAAAAAAGATCCTTATCGGCTGCATTTATTTGGAATGACACAATGAACCTCTAGCAATAGAGTTATAAGGAAAGATCTAAAAAATCAGACCTTAAAGTATCCGCCCACAATCACATAGGTGTACGTAGCAGATCTTTCAACTCATGAACAAGTCGCTTTCGCTCATTCTGAGGAAGAATAATGAATTCTTCTTTCGGAACGGCGGTCCACGATATCTCTTTAGCCGCGAGGCCAGAGAGAAAAGCGGAATAAAGCTCATACTCATGATCAGGAAGATCAAGCATAATACACCTCTAT